TTCTACTTCACGACTAACGCCAGACATTACCTTTGCTTCTGTAGCACGAATACTACCAGTGTTGGCCATTTTGTCAATGCTGGCAACTAAATTGTTGATAGCAGTATAAACTGAACTTACTTCTTGTCCAGAGAATTCAAGCACGTATGGCTTCAATGCTGGATCTAATGTATCTTCCATATGAATCAATGCGCCAGCACCAGAACCTACGTTAGTGCCTTTTGTGGCTACTAAACTTGGGTGACTGCCAAGACGAATGCCTTGTTCAGCTTCACTTGTTAAGTTGTAAATTAATCGTTGTGTGTCAGCAATGTCATTAACTGTGCTTAGGCCTAAACCACGCACTGAACTTGTGTGTGCGTACAAGCAAACTGCTGGGACGCGGCCTAATCCATTGAGTTCTACTAAGCGATCAACAATGTCTTGCTTTTCGTGATTGACAGTAGTTGTAACTACATCAGTAGGTGTCCATTCTTTAATAACTGATACGCTACCATTTGAATCTTCAACATACTTTAGATAACTTAGTTCATAACTGCCATTTAACTTGCGTGTCCATTTCCAATCAGTAACAACAAGTGGAGTCATCATGTTCAAGTATGGACGCACACCTTGTGCAATTTCATCAGCGCGAGTAATAGCACCAACATCGGGCTTGCTCATTACAATCCATGTGTGTCCAAAGATGTTAGCATAAATGCTAGCTTGCTTCATGAACGCATCTAAATTACGGCCTTCCCAATCGCAATCTTCTAAGAAGTCTGCTACAGTGATTTCAGTTTCTAAGCTACCTAATTCACGTTCAGGTGCTGTACGGAATAAGAAACTAATGTAAGTTGCAATGATACTGCGTACCTGATTGTCTAATGGTGTAATGCTAAGCCGTGCCGCATATTCAGCAGGGCTTTCTAATTGATACTTTGTTAAGTAATTGCCATTTTGATATTCTAAACCGCCCATGTAGCTATCTAGCAAAAACTGCCATCTGTTACGGTGTCTTGTGTGAATTGCATTAGCACTGGCAGCACTTGCATAATCCGTTGAAATGATTTGATCCATAATATGGGTCCTTAAGTTATTGGTTATTTAGCCAACTCTGTGGCCAAAGCGTTGTGGGGCACTTGCTTCTACAGGTTTTGTAATAGGGAACAAGAACTGTATCATGTATGTTAACGCATCACATCCATGGTCAAAGCCACTGTCCTTAGCAGGAATCATAGTGTCTGTTTTGTATGCCCAATTTTTCAAGCATTGAATTGTTTTCTTGCAACGTGGATCTATTGTAAATCTAGTAGATCCGTCATCTCGCTTAAAGAACAAACTGTTGCCGCTGTTAATACGGTCTCGCACAAGTGGGTGTTGTCTGTGGTATCGCGTGGCAAAGCCAGCCATTTCAAGCAGTCTGATATCTGTGTTGCCTCCAGCGGAAGTTTTTCGTTGCACGCCAGCAGGGTCTGGAAACACTGTGATAGGGTTTGTGGGGTATCTGTTTTTGATCTCATCTATCATCTCTGAAGTATTACTATTTTCAAGATATATCTCATCGTATATCTCAATGCCAGTGCGTGTTTGACGGCCAATAACAGCTGAACATGGCGTAACGTTAAAGTCCATGCCAATGAACACTGGTTCTGTACCTGTTGGCTTACGCACTTCTTGTATGTTATGATCGCCAAAATCAGCGAAGATGATACCAGCAAAGTTTTCCCAGTTTGCTAGATACTCTTGTGAAAACACCTTAGGTGATAAGTCTTGGCGTGCTTGTTCAATTTCTTCAGCGTCAACAAAGCCACCTTCCTCTGTAGTGTAAGAAAAACTTGCCCAATTCTTGTTGGTTAGATGCTTGTCATACAAATCACGTGCGGCTTGATTACCAGCTTTAGGAGTGCCTGTGAACAGTGCATGACCTTTTTTATCAGATAATGCTGGGCGAATGATTTGGTGCCATATCTCTTCCAAATCAACGTCGCAGAACTCATCGCACAAAAATGCGTCTAAACTTTCACCACGCAAATTATCACCTTGTTCAGCACTCTTAAGACAGATCATGCTACCGTTCTTTAAAGTGATTGTAAGTTCTGATTCATTTGTATTAGCAACCCAGCGTAGAGCATTTAATTTCTTCTTTAACTTGTTCCAGCATAGACTTTTAATTTGCTGTCTTGAATTGGCTAGCATCCACACTATACTATTAGGCTTGCTTGCAAAGCGACATGCTTCACGCATCATAAGAAATGTTTTGCCACCACGACGACCTGCTAACACTACTCTAAAGCGTGTGGTACAATCAGCTATTAGTTGTTGCTTTGCGGATAAGGCCATTTATCGTGCAAGCACATCATTAATGTGGTCAGCTACTCGTGCTAACTCTTGCGGCGACAAGAAGTAATCTTGTACTGCGTATTCTGATATGTCGCTACTTCTTGCAAAACTTAATCTAATCATGTCCGGTGTTAGCCAAGTGACTTTTACATCAAGTGCATAACCGCCGCCAGCACCCGCATCACCGATATGTTGAACTCTCATGTTTCGTTCCTTAAATAGACTCTTCATCGTCAGACTCTGTATAATTGTCAAGTTCATCTTCGACTGAATCATTATCCATCTCATCAGTCCAAGGCAGTGGACGATTGTCTTCATTTGCTTGTCCGTTTTCATTTTGATCAAGCATATTACGGCCCAGCCAGATTAACATTGGTACATTGCCATCTAACGCTACACGCAACTGTGTTTGTCGTAGACTCATTTTTAATCTATGACGCCCAAATAGGAGATTTTCCGCAAAACCTCGACGCAGTGTGTCTTCTTTAATGCCAAAATAATTAGCAATGTCGCGATCAGTGCAGCCGAGACTTGCTAAATGTTCCACCTCGTCCATCGGAACGGGTACCTTGTTGCGTCCAACAACACGGGCTAATTTTTTAATTTCAACAGTATGCCCAGTTTTAGGTCCTGGCTTACTGGGATTCAATGCTTCAGATTGTGCTTGTAATCGTTCTTGCGCCATGCGAAAGATACGATTGTCAAACGGTGATTTATCTTGTTCTTTATCCATACTGATATTTAGCCGAGAAGAAAGCCCCAATGTCCGACCACGGGGCTTTCTAATGTGCAGGGAGGAAATTAATGTCGAAACAAAAAACCCGCACAGTGTAGGGAAAATGGCCTAACAAAAACCCTACAGTAACAACAACGGTCCTAAGGTATTATTTCTATTGTGTTGCATTTATTTATCAGATGCTTAAACGTACCTCAAACTCATCTTCTGGATTATAGTATTCAACTTCTATATGATGATGCTGTACAGTAGTTGTCACTACTCGGCTACTACCATCTGGATCGTATACTGTTTTAAGTGTTTTAATTTCTGGTTCTCGAACAATGTTAAACGAGCAAAGCCCCAATAAACAGTCAGCCGCAAAACGCTGTATCTGTGGATCATTATAAACTACACCAGCCGCTGGCACACGAGCCATAACATTTCTAAGTAAATCGCGGTTTGTAATTGGATATTTTATCATATTTGGTTCCTTATGTGTGTAGGAGTGTAGTGTGTGTAGGAAAAATGCATTTTTTACAACTTCTTTTTATTCTGTCATTAAAAAGTTGCTGTAGTTTTTGTCTTTTTCCTAAATTTCCTACACACCTACACAAATTATAGCTGAATCAGCATGTCATCTTTTGTTAAATCTTTTCCAGGAATAGCGGTGCTAACACGGTCCCAGGGAAATGCTCTTGCAACTGCACCACGCACAGAATCAGTTTTAAACGCATAACTTTGGTGTGTGCTTAAAACATGTCCTTGCATTTCTAAATCAACTCGTTGTTGTGCGGCCTCTTTGTAAGCAACTTTGTTGCGGTTCAAATAATCTTTCCATTGTTTCTTAATAGTCTTAGGATTTGGCTTCTTACCATCATTTACAATGCCTACAATATCTTGTAGCACTTTAACACTAATGATACCACAACTTTCAAATACCGGAAGAACTTGATCAAATACAGTATCTATTGTACTTTTCTGATCTTCAAAGCGTTGCTTGTAATCTTCGCCGTGTAATGGGCGTAAAATATCTAAAGTTATAATATTGTGCTTTTTAATCATTGCACCCATCCAGGCTGCAACTTCTGATCTATTTTTAACAAGTTGTGCAATTTCATTAGCGCGAACACCTGCTTGATCTTTTGTGCAGTTTTCGCGTGCCATAATTTCATCAATCATCACTATATTAGTATTAATCACGCTATAGCGTCTGTCTTCCCCACCGGTGCCAGTCCCGCTTAATTTGAACACACCATGGCTGTTGTTGCTTAATGCTAATAAACTGTAGTTTCTATCTGCTGTGTAAGCATCAACACCCTTGCGTTCAACACGCTGTTCTTCGCCGCCTGTTGCTTGCTTCATTTTGCCAGCTGGTAGTTCTTTTTCTGTTGGCTCATCAAAAAGCAAGATAGTAGCCAGTTCCCAGCTTGCATTAAAGCCATCATTAAGCTCTTTTGCAGCCGCTGGTACAATACAGTTGGGAGTGAAAATAGTTCTGCAAAGTTCTGCATATCGTCCTTTACCATTACCGCCTGGACTACCACCTAAGTCTAAATTGGGAGTGTTTGCAACACGCTCAGGAAACAAATATTTGTAAGCAGGCCATTGTTCTAAGTGTGCAATATTTTCTGCTTTACCACCTCCAATGCAATACATTAGCAAATCAAAGTCAGGATTATATGGTTCATTGGTAAAGCCAGGATGATATGATTCGTCTCTAAACTCAGGCTCTAACCAATAACTAGCAATCACTTGTGCTTTATTGTAAACTTTATCCGGTGCCCATTTGCTATACAAGAAACTTGCCGTCTCTTGGTAGTGCGTTTTATTTTTAACAATAAACAACTTTTGAATGTTGTTGTTAGCATCGAACAAATATTGCCCAATCATTTTACTAAAGGCGCTTGTTGCTCTTGCACCATCAAAACTATGAAACACAGGATTGATAACACCTTGTTTATTATCGCCCATGTCCATGCAATATGTGTACTTGTTGTTTTCTACATTATAGCTAATATGATATTTGTTTATAGCCTCTAGTATTGCCGGCTGCACTTCTTTCCATTTAAAATTATTAGATGCTTCTTGCGCTTCATCTAATTCAGTTTTGTCATTTTTGATATCATCAATCTTGTCTTGACATTGGCGCACAATATATTTTTGTGCTTTAACTGCATCCTCAATATCTTGTAATTCTTGTCCTTCTAAGACACTGATACCACGGGAATAAGCACGTTCTAGTTCTTCTAGTTTATCTTGTTCTTCCCCTAATTCACCGCGCAATTCTTTTAAGCGGGCATCTAATTGTTGTTGTGTTGTTTTCTTGGCCATTTTATTTTAAGTTATATTTTTGTTTAAGACGCTTCGTAGTGTCTATAAATTGTGTAACAGGAGTTGCTTCTCGTAAGCAGTCCTTGCCATATCGTTCTCGTAGCAAGTGTATAACACTTCCCATTGTAATTGGCTTGCTAACTTGCCCGCCGTGTGTCCAAACAGTTGCCGCATTGCCACTACTTTTTTGGCTCATCATGCCTGTGGTAACATACTGGAAGTCTTGTAAACTAAAGCCACCTGCTTTCAAGCCCCAGCCAACATTACGCCAAATTGTGTAGTTGCCTACATAAGTTTGCTTTAGCAAGTCAAGTATGCGTTGTCGTTGTGCGTCATCAAGTTGTATAACAGGACCTGTATAGTGCGTCATTGCTTCTGCACTTGCACGGTCTTGTTCTTCTACAATAGCAACTAACTGTTCGACAATATCGTTTGTTAGCAGTCTGTCAGTCCGTTCGCATAAGACACAATCAAGCGTGCCATAAAACAGTCTGGTAGGATCTTTACACGCTTCGTCAGCCGCACCAAACACTTTAAGCAATCCACGATTAATTTTGCGTAGGCGTCCTGGTTCTGTTTCTGCTATTTCAAGCACAAAACAAATGCGGAACTTATGTAGTTCGGGAGTAAAGGATGGCGTTGCGTAAAAGCCTGCACCATATGCGTTGTAAAACGCATTGTCTAGTAGTTCAGGGATAGTCATACCACTATCAATGTCTACCATAAGCAGTTGTCTGCTTACAAAGTTTGCTTCTTTACGATTGTCATTTAGCAATTCAGCACTTGTAGCATACCCATCCTGGGTAATCAACGCAAATGCATCTTTCCAACTAACATCAATGTTCATCCAATTGTGACCTAAATCAACAAATTCATTCTTTGCTGGCTTGCTTATAATGTTTGGATTTATACTTAACTTCATACTAATTCTTGCTGATATTTAATCACACGCAAAACTTCATTTAAACGTGGCACCATTTCAGGGTTTGCGCCAATTGCTTGTTTAGCTAACCGACGCACAACAACTTCTTGCCGCGTTAATGATTTATCTTGTACTACAATCTGCAATTGCTCGACAGCATAATCATAAAATTCTTGTTTATTCATCATCAAATCTCCAAAGGTTGGTAATTACACTACTCAATCTGAGTAATGTGACTTTTATGGTCCTGGGAGATTGTCATGTCTCCTTCTTCTCGTAGGACCGACTAGACTGTCTCTAGACGGGAGTAAAGCATCTTAACTCTTTACCCACCTGAAAAGGATGGGCTGTCCATCCAGTGCAGGTTAAGATTTTCTGAGAAGAAGTGTTAGCGTTGCACTAACACTATTACTTAGCAAGTTCTTGTAGTTGTGTTAACCTATCTAAGGTCATTTGGAGTAAATCAGGATTTGAATTTTCCTTTTGATATGTCAAGTACAAACCTTGCATAATTTCAATTTGCTCTTCGATTGGAAAACTTTCCGATAGTTTAATAGTCTCTTTAGCAATACCTTGCAAACGATCTATGAAATTGTTTTCAGCATCTTCACGCTCTTTTTTACGACGTCGTGCTTGCTTCTTTTCAAATTTAATAGCCCAGGCATGCGCTTCTTCTGCTGAGCCTTTAATAACAGTCATAACCTTTGCTAGTTGTGCAATCTGCTCTGGTGTTCTGCGATCGCCGTGTAGTTCTTCTTCTGCGGCTAATGTTTCTTTGTATTCACGATAACTGCGTATGCCGCGCTCACGCATGTCTTCTGCTACTGCCAGGCGCTCTGTCATCCATGTAGCATTGCCCTTTTTCTCATTGGTAAGTTCATACCCATCTACAAGTAGAGCCATCATATGCTCATCCTCTAGTGCTTCTGGACCTTCTGCACCGTAGTTGACAACAGGCACTAGAGTCCAAGGAATATTATTTGCATCTAGCACAGTAGAAATAAATTGGTATTTGGTTTCGCTATCAGTTGTAGCAGTTTTAGCGCCATAAATGTGCTCTGCCCAACGGCGTTCCCAATCAGTAGTCTCACCTACATAAAACGGAATATCTACGCCTTCATGACTAAATCGTAGTTCATAAATGCATCCAGGTTCGAACCCTACAAGGTTGCCTGCGGTATCAAAAATCTTCTTGGCCATTGTTTTTCCTTTACTCTTACATTGTACTTATAATTAACCTCAAAATCAAGCGCAATATAGCCTAAAATTGCAGATTTTACAAAAGGCAGCACCTCTGGCGTTTCACAACGTGAGAGGTGCTGTGTGCTATTAAAAAAGACATTGTGTTGCCTCTGGCAACACCGATACTTATTACTACTTTTGTATAGATAATACCAAAGTAAATTTTCAGTCGTTTTCGCCTGGTTCTAACACTCTTTTTACAGTCATAATGCCCACAGAGAACGCATCAGTGTTGTGTTTTTGGTTTAGTTTTTGAGCCAAGTTGATAGCATGTCCTGGTTCTGGAAACATGCTTTTGGCATACTTGTATCCTTGATAACGAGCAGTGGGGCAGTGGCTACGCAACTTGATGGGTCTGCCTTCGTATAACACTGCATACACTGCATCGGCTTCACACACTTCAATCATGCGATCACCTTGCGAGTGCGAACAAATTAAGGTTGGTTGGTGTCTTGACATTTAATGTTTCCAAATTTTTTGTATAGGTAAGCAGGCGTTGTGTTAAACTGTATGGCAATTTCTTTCACAGGAACACCAGCCCGTTTTGCGGCTACAATAGCATCAACATCTAGGTGCGGCTTACGAGCACCCAACACCACACCATTGCGCCACTTTTTAGCAACATACGCAATGTTTGGTTCTGGGAATCCCAACTGCTTGCCAATCTCTGTTGTGGTTTTACCTGCATCCAATAACTTATAAACCACAGCATGGTCCAGTTGGCGGCGAACTCGTAACCCTTCAGTTGCGGCACGCATGCTTTCATTGGTTGGTCGCTTCCACCAAACATACGCGGCACCATGAGCAGTGTAAGTTTTCAACCAGTTCATAACTTCGTGCATGGGCACTGCGGCGCATAGTCCCAATGCTGGCACATAGTTTTTCTTGATTGATCCTATCATTCTGTGAGCAGGAGGAATTTCAAACCAGCGAAATAACTCGCGGTGCATTCCAGTCACAGGCAAACCATAACCATCAGGTTGTTTATACCAAATGCCTGCCACACTTATTTCATGTGGTGTAATTGTTCCGTGTTGGAATGTGGTGTCATCCAGGGTTTGAGCATCAAGTGCTCGTCGTAACCAGGCTCTAGGACTGCCTAGCGGCCCAGTGACACCATATTCTGTATTAGTTTTTGTATTAGTCCAAACATCTTCTTGCATGCACTTACTTATGCATGCAAAAGCACCGTGTTTTACTTGAGATGCGTGATAACATAGCCCAGCATTGCCAGGAGTGATACTATGATGGTAGCAGTAGCAGTAATCATAACCTTGAACTTTTCGTCCTTGGCATTGGTCAGCATGTTTTTAATTTCACTTGTGCTTTTGGCAGTGGCTTCTTTGAGTTCCTTAACATCTTGCGATATTGAATCCATGCGTTGTTCAATGTTGTCCATACGAGTCTCAATTCCTTTATATCTCTCTGCACATAGTATTTCATGTGTGTTTAGTCTTGCTTCTGTAGCATCAATTTGCGACATCTCTCTCGTTCCTTTTGTATAATTTCTCGCATTTCTTCTTCACGCATTTCTCTTATTATGCGGCGAACTGCTGACTTGATTTGTAATGACTTACGATTTAGTACAATATCGCCTCGTGCAATCTGACTGATTTCTGATTCTGACAGCATATTTACTCCAAATAACCAACAGAATAGCCCTACTGGGCTATTCTTTATGCGATATGCTCGCAAAATGCTGATGTATTGACAATATACACGGTAATCATCATTGAACTACCGTTGGCTAAGTTGTGGTTGATATTGACAACACCACCTGTAGTAGTCACTTGTTGTGCTGAACCGGAGGTGTTTGATACCAAGATTTGATAGTGGCCGCCTTCGTTTGCCACCAACAAGTTTGTCAAAGCAATAGTAAATCCACCAATGCCACTTGTAATAGCAGTTGAGATACTATTAGTGACCGTTGCGGCTGGAGTGTATGTTGCTCCACCAGCAAAGTTGCCACCTGCTGTAGATACATAACGCACTGGGCGTGCGGCAAGCACTTTGGTTGCATCAACAGTTGCGTAAGTTGTTGTGCCAGCCAAATCTTTGACTACAAACGAACCTTGTGCTGTCACTGCGGCTGCATTGGCAGTCAAGTAGTTGAATGTGTTAGTGCCACCTTGAAAGTTGAACTGGTCAGCCTTATGTGTTGCAGTTGCCGCAGTATGACTAATGAGTTCTATGCGGTTCTGCATGTTAGCAGGGGTTGCCAATGGAAATCCACGAACTCTATAACCACCAGCCATATATGCAGTTCTGCAACTTAAACTTTGTGTGCCACTTAATGTAGGAGGAACAGTGTGCGGAGCACCAATTGAAACAGAAGTAGTTGTTGGTGTGCCCCATACTGGATATGTGCCGTCGGTGATGTTATTAATACCAGTCACTGCTACCAATGCACCACGACCAAATGGCACTTTTGTTTGTCCAGATAGTGTCAATGTAAAACTGCATCGTGTTAATGTTAGACCAGTCAATGTGCCTGCTGTAGTATCAATTGGTAACCCACCAGGTGTTGCACTCAATGTTGCAGTTGTTGTGCCGTTTGTGACAACAACATAATATGTTTGACCACTAACAATACCAGTTGCAGTTCCAGTTAATGTGCCAGACACAAGAATAGCCTGGCCTGTTGCTGGCGTTGTAGAAGTAAAACTAATTTGACCCTTTGTGCCTGTAACAGTTGGAGAACCCAATGCCGAACGGAAACTTGATGCAACCGCAGAGATGTTTCCGTTGCTGACTGTTAAAATGCTGTCACTAAATGTTTCAGCAGGGAAGGCCTGAAGTTGAACTGAATGCAACGAGTTAACACCACCACCTTGGTTAGTAGTAGCAATGTCATTACCAAAACCAGTTGTTGCATAACCGTTAAATGTAATAACACCAGTGACACCAGAAGTAGTGACAGCACTTGGAGCAACACTGGTTTCCCCAGTAAATGGAACATTAACACCAGCAACTGAATTACCTGATGCAGCCCTAAAGTTTAAAACTGGTGCGGCGTTAGTTCCGGCAAATGTATCACCATAGTAGTGATAATATGCGGCTGCGGCACTATTGCCAGCCGCACCAGTTATACTTGATGCGGCACTATAACCGTTATTGTCAGAAATTGTTACCAAAGACGAAGACGGCCACACATAATTTAAGTCAGTAGTGGCTTGCACTTCGCCTTGTGCTCGTGTAATACTGCTTAATACAATTTGTCCTGATCCATTTGGATCTAACACAATGTTTCCGTTTGTGTCAGTAGAAGCAATGGTGTTCTCTGTAGTAGCACCTACAGAGATGTTACCGGCAGTTACGCCGGCAAATGTAGGATTTGCAGTAGTAGCAACATCTTGTCCAATGGCAATTTCACCAGTTGAACTGTTGTATGTTACACCAGTGCCCCCATTATTTGATGCACGAGCACGAGCATCTGTGTAGTATAAGTTTGTAGTGCCTTCTGTTAATTCATCAGTTGTATCAGGTCCAGTAGGACCTTCAAATGAGATAACACCAGTTGTAGAGTTTACTGTGATATTACCTACACCAGTGTATACACTGCGAGCACGAGCAGTAGTGTAGTATAAGTTTGTGCCTTCTGTTAGATCTGATGTGGTCTTTGTGGCAAGATCAGCATTAAACAAAGAACTTGCATAGTATTTGTTTGTAACACCTTGCGCTAAATCATCAGTTGTTTTTTCTGCTAAGTGGCCATCAAACGCAGTTTCAAAATCAGCAGTGTTTAATTTCTGTCCAAGTGCTGTTGTAACAGTTGTAGCAAAGTTGGCATCATCACCTAATGCCGCGGCAAGTTCATTTAGAGTGTCTAATGTAGCCGGAGCACTATCCACCAATGCCGCAACTGCACTATCGGCTGCGCTTGTCGCCGCATTATCTGCGTAAGTTTTGGTTGCAATTGTAGTATCAACCGCAATAACACCAGTTACATTATCATACGCAATGCCAGTGCCGCCACTAAGAGCAGTACGAGCACGAGCGTCTGTGTAGTATAAGTTTGTGCCTTCAGTTAAGTCAGTAGTGCTTTTAGTTGCTAATCTACCATCAAAGTCAGTATTGCTACGAGCAGTAGTGTAATAAAGATTAGTTCCTTCAGAGAGATTCGTAGTGGATTTTGTAGCCAGTCTAGTGTCAAAGTCGCTATTAGCGCGACTAGAAGTATAATAGAGGTTAGTTCCTTCATTTAAATTGCTTGTAGTTTTTGTGGCAAGACGAGCATCAAAATCACTATTGGCTCTAGTACTTGTGTAATATAAATTTGTAGTGCCTTCGGGCAACTCGTCAGTTGTTGTTGGATTGCTGCCGCCAGTATAAGAAATAACACCAGTTGTGCTATTGTAAGAGATGCTGCCAGTACCACTAACTGAACTGCGGGCACGAGCAGTTGTAAAATATTGATTAGTGCCTTCGGCAATATCGCTAGTTGTTAAAACAACAGTATTAGTCTTGCCATTAACACTATCTACTGGATAGTCAATGCCCGCAATACCTGCGGCTACTCTAGCATCGGCACGGGCCTGAGTGTAATATAAGTTGCCATTTTCTTCGATGTCGGCTGTTGTTAAATTATCAATTTCTGTATCGACATACAATTTAGTTGGATTAGAAATTGGCTTGTCTAAGTCGCTGGTGTTATCGACATTGCCCAATCCAATGTCGCTTTTGTTTGTTACGGTGTTGATTACAAAACTATTTGTTTCATCAACAATATTAACAGTTTGAGTTGTAGTTGCAACCGCCACAGTTGCAGTATCGCCAGTCACGGTAATAGAAGTTGTGCCTCCTGTTACTGTTACTGTTTCTTGAAGTTCAGTTACAGTGATATCAGTAGGCATATTAAGCTCCTATTGCTGTGTAAAGTGGGTTTGTGCTTAGTGCTGGGTCGCCTGCAGTAACATCTGGTTCCCAGTTCTGAATGTAAACCCAACGATGTGTATTGATATTGTTTAAACTACCAGCAGTTTTCCAGGTAACACCAACAACTGTAATTGGAACATTTTTACGTGCATCAGGTAAAATAGGACCAGCATACATGCCAGCAGGAATTGTAATGTTTACTAGACCAGTTGTGGCATTGGCAATTACTACATTATCGCTTGATACTTCTGCCTTAGGGAAGAAACCAATAACACGGCTATTAGCAAAGTTTGGTTCGCTTGTATAACGGTCATATGCTAGTGTATCGACTACTAGAGTTTGATGATCAATTTCGAATGTCCATCCTGTGATGTTTTGTCCGAAATTGTATTGGAGTGTTTTTTGTGTAGACGGGAAGATTGCTTCGCACTTGACCTGATCAGGTCCGCCTATGAATTGTTGAAATGTTAATACGCCAGCCATGTTATTCTCCTAAGGGATACAATGCACTGCCTCAGGGCAGTGCAAGGTGCTATGTTTATTTATGGAAGTGGAGTGCTCCAATCAATATGGTATTGAGGGCAAAACCCAGTTGATCCAATTCCAAAATTACCCGAGCGGGTTATAGTTGTTGTTCCTGCAACACCTGGGTAGCAATAATTTGTTTTATATGCCACCGCAACATTATTATATGTTGCATTAAAATCTGTTGATTTTGCAACCCAGGCATTACTTCCAATACCATAAAGTAAATTACCACTAGCATCGGTATTAAATGTGGCATTACCACTGGATGAAAATTTAAGTGCGCTAGTAGCCTGGCTTGATACTAATGTTAAACCTTGGCCTGGGGCTAATATACCATTAATTGCATTTTCTAATGAAACAATATAAATTCTACCTGGTGTGTTTAAAAAATATTTGCCAACAGAAACATTATAATGCAAATCACCAATCGAAGTCTGATCAACGCCTTGCACTTTGTAATATGTATAAAATCCGGTGCTACCATCACCAGCACTAGCAGAATACATAGTCCCATTACGTACAGCAATATATGGGCTAAAATTAAATCCATCAGAACTTCTCATTACTGAGAATAGATATTGATTAGATCCATTAAAGGCTGCGCCTTTAAGACGATAAAATAACAATGAAGTTGAAAATTCATAACCAGGACGTGCTAAGATAAAATTTGTTAAGGCTGCATTACAAGCCCACACAACTCCTGCGCCAGTATTATTACTACCATAACTCGCAGTAGCAAATTTAAATAATACTGGATCAGCACCACCAACGACTTTATTAGCAACTGCCGCAATACCAAGTGATTCAGACTGCGTTTTCAAAGCAGTTAATTCTATCCAGTTTATGCCATTATCGCTTTTAAAAAAATTATTAGATAACCAACCACTATTGGTTTGTAAAATATGTGCAGTAGTTTGTGTGTCAAAGTCGTTTAGACCAGTGCCATGTTCAATCCAATCGATGCCATTTGTACTTGATGTAATCTCATTTAAGTTATTGCCAAAATCTCTGATAGCTAAAAATTTATTACTACCAAGCACATTACCGTAACCTAGGGCCAGAAATTTTCCTTTATTAGTTACATCTGTAGCGGCTGTTCCTTCAAATGTAACATTTCTGACTTTAGTCCAATTTGCAAAATTTCCAGAAGTATTATACCATAGCGAATCAACTGTATCAATACTGCTGGCAACTGTGGTGCCAGCAGTATTGCCGATGAATTCATTAAAATTAATATCAGTAACTGCGGTTATAGTAGTTGAAACATATTCTTCTGAATCATTTCCAAAAACAGTATTTCCGTTAAATGCAACACTATCAGCAGAAAATTTATCCGACGCACCAAATAATAAAATTTTTCCTCTATAAACTTTTAATTTTTGATAGTCTTGAATAACAGTGCGTGTTTCATATTGCGGAATATCAGGCACAAACTGCCGCAGGGACAACAGTTAAAGGAGTTGATCCACCGCAGTCATACTCCCCATCAACAGTATAAGTTGGCGTAGGCGGATTTGATGTGTTTGGTAACAGAACTTGAATAGTTGTAGTTGTTGGTTCTTTCCACAATTGCCAGTTTTGCCAATTTTGCTCGCATAGAGTCTTAGTGCTATCGTAATCGCAGTATGTATAATATCTACTATTACCATTATTTTGAGGAACAATTACCGCATCTAATGTTACAACATTTTTGATTACCCCATCATATGATGAAGATGCAAATGCTAATCTATTATGCGTAAAAATTGCTGGATGTGTTGTATTATTATTTGTATAAGTCGTAGGAAAAACAGAACCAGTCAATGCTGTATTGCCTCCTGATAATGCGCCTTCCTCAACTGGACCCGATGTGCCATCATTGAGACTAATAGTAACTACGCCTACACCTTCTGTAGGCGTAACAGTTACACCTGTTCCGGCAACAATTTTAGTAACTGCGCCAGTCCCCCCACCTGTTGCACTGATTGTAATAATACCATCATCAGCTACCGCAGTGATCTCAATTCCATCTCCAGCAACAAAGGTAATTGTATCATTATTATATGGAGTTTGGATAACATCGCCTACCTGCACTAACTTAAAATTGCCTGCGGCATTTTTCATCTCTTGAACTGCACTAGTTGGAATGCCAAAAATTGAACCAAGTTCACTATCACCAAGTGCTTTCATGATTTCTGGATACAATGCCTGATATGCAAAATATGCAACAGCACCCATAGCCAATGGGCCGATCAAGTCGGCCATGCTGCCGCCAATGGTAGTATCTTCAGTTACTTGATCTGTAACTTGCACTGGAGCCCATACCACAGAAGTACTAGCAGGGCTAAAATCACCAAACGCATTTTCATTACCGCCACGCACCTTGAACAAATAAGTGCCAGCAGGCAAACTTGCCGCTCTGAATGTCAGACTTGTGTTTTGGTTATATGGCGATCCATTACTATTAGAACGGCTACCTAATACTTTGTAAGTTAC